ATATCTCTGTTATCAGAAACGGCTGTAATCATATACACATCACTTGACTGTATAAACTTAACATCTATTACATCTACTTCGATGTCATAGCGAGCGCCTTTTTTACCAACAAATTGACTGATGTGTTTTAATTGCAACATACGGTCATTTAGTGCTTCACGCTTCTGATCAATTTTAACTGAGTTTGGAACACTAGCAAGAATACTTACGTGAAAGTTATTAACATTTTCCTCTATTGCTTTAACTAGTCCACCTTCAAAATTACTTAATCCGCCGCCAAGTTTTTTCATCATTAATTTGCCATTAATGCGTTCAATTTCAGCAGTTGCTTGATCTACGTATTTTTGATTGGGAATGTATTTTCCAGCAAAGTTTTTTACTGTTTGAATGATAACTGTTTTGTTATCTTTAATATCAGTGTAGATTTGATTTCCATCTTCATCTACTGTATTAGTAGGTTGTTTATAACCATATCCGCTTTTAACAAAGCCCTGTGCATCAAACACTTCAAACGAGATAGCTAATATTTCAGCTGGTGTATAATTGCTTATATCATTTTTTACTTGTGTTGCTGGCATAGTATTTCTCCTACTAATTAAACTTTATACTTATAGTATAGAGTAAGAAGTCTTACTTGTCAACCTTTATTTAAACTTTTATTAAAGTTTCTTTTGAACCGTTTAATATACTGTGTGTTTGTTCTGTTGTCCAGCCTGTTACTTGTAACATAGGACGATTGTCCCAACCCATATTACATGTAGCATGTGGAATATCACGCCATTCCCAAGTAATGCATTCACCACGTTTCCATTGGTGCCAGTTACTATTGCCTAATTGAAATACTTGTCCGTGTTTCCAATCATCCAACATGATTACAAATCTACGCATTAATTCTGGGTTTTTATCTGCGGCTATTTCTGTAAATGTATTGCCACGTTCCTTGCGACCTGCAAAGTTATCAATGTGCCAGTTTAACATTTGTCCTGTGCGTTGATTATGGAATTTAACTGTATATTCTTCCATACCAAAGTATGCTGCAATGTTTTGAAATACTTCAAAGTCTTCTGCTTTTGTGCGTTGGAATACTTCCATTTTTGGATCAGCACCTGCACGAATTAAATCTTGTTCTTCTGCATCAGCAGTATATGTTCTATGATTATCATCTTTGCTTAGTTGGTTACGACTAGACCATGAACTGTCAAGAACTCTACCTAAGCATTGGTTTACTGCATCATCCCAATCACCTTCAAACGTGCATACGTTTTGATAATCTTGTGGGCCTTCTTTTAAAGCATCAAAGTGCCATTGTGATTGAGCTTTGGTAAACTCCCAACGACTATCTCCCCAATTTTCATTTTTATTTTCCATACAATAACCTTTCTAAGTCTTTTGGTAATACAGTATTTATCATACGTTCTGGGTGCCATATTACACCCCATATGTTTCTTTTTCTATGTTTAAATGCTTCTATGTCGCCACCTCTTGTTGTAGCAAGAACATCAAACCCGTCAGCTAATTGTAATATTTTGTTTTGATGGAAACTGTTTACTGTATGTATCTCATCATCCATTAAAACCTCATGTTCTACATTATAATGATTTTCGCACTCTACATTAACACCTTCTTCAAGTTGATTAATAAGCAAAGCTCCGTGACAAACACCTAATATGGGTTTGTTCTGTTTATAACATTCTGTAAGTAAACGTATTTCTGTAGTTAAACGTGGAGGACTTGCATCACCACCTGTAAAAATTACAAAATCTAGAGAGCTAACTAATTTTTCAAAGTCTTGTTCAGGATTGTTTGCTATTGAAGTGAGCGTATGACCGCCTAGTAGTTGTTGCCAACCGTGTTCTAGACAATCATACGCAATATCATTGTAATAGAATATGCGTTGTGTTAACCCAATATTCATTTACGATATATTACCAACCGTAAGCTTCGTTAACTAGTTCACGTGAACCAGTTGCTTCAACTGTGTTTGCACAAGAAACTTCAAACAAATCTTTACGCATTCCGTCTACGATGTTAAGCACGTGTGCTTGAACTTCTGGAGTAGTAGCGATTTCTTCTAATTTCATTGCACCGATTGTGCTGTGAAAACCTTCGTCTGAAGCAATTTTGGCATATGATTTAGCGATGAAAGAATCTTCGATTGTTTCAGCCATTTGTGACCATACTGCTGCCGCTCTGCCTTCAGCAACGATTTGATATACTGCAAGTGCTGCTGCATCAGAAGATGCCTCATACGCTTCTAGTAAGTCAGCACCTTTAGCTGTTGGTTTTGCTGCTTCATCAGCCATAGCTTTTGCTACGTCTAACTCTTCGCCAGTGATTTTTTCGATGCATTCTTTTACCATACGGAAGTGGATTGCTTCGTCCATCGCTTGCTTAGAAAGGTTTTGTAATTCAATTGGATCAGCGTCCGCTGGCATGTTCGCAACTTGGTTTGAAATTTCAACCATGTTCATACGCTCATTAACCATACGACCAGTGAAGTGCTCTACTAGAGCTTCCATTGAATTGTCTTTGCTTTCGAAATACGCTTTCACGTTCATTTTAGAAGCTTCGAAAAGTGCTTCGTTGTCTTTTTGTAGTTGTGCTACAAATTGTGTTGATGTTGTCATTGTATATTCTCCATTTGACTAGATTTAAGTCTACATATTGTAAACTATGAATAAACATTTATACTCTTTTGTAAGGGATAAATGAGTTGCACTCTTTTAATATAACTACTCAGTTATAATTGTGCAATCATCAATGATGAGTAGCAAAGCTCTTTGCTACATATTTATTTATCATCTGTATAATATAATTATATTACAATGAAATATCTTCTAATCCTGCAGCACGTAGTTTAACTACATTATTAATTTGAAAGCCTTTGGCTTCAAGTGCCTTGATTATACCGATATATTTGTTTCGTATTAGACTAAAATCATTGATTAGATATTGTAAGTCTACTACGTCTTGTTCACCGTCTACATATTTTTCTGCATCACGGCTACTTAATGCTTTGTTGTAATTTTCTAAAAACTTACGAAATGTTCTACTACGTAGTTTACGCATTTCTGTATTTAGATGTTCTAATATTGCTTCTACTTCTTGTAACTGATTAAACCTATGTTCAACTATTCCAGGCATTTCTCTACTATGTTTTTCGAGAACACCTTTCATGCCACATTCAAACTTTGCAGCATCAATTTCACGTTCGTAGAAAGAGATAGCCGAAACTATCTCTCCCATGTTTTGTGAAACTTTACGATACCAGTTGGCCATCAGTCTTCGTCTTCCCAATATTCTTCTGCATATTCATCATCTGAATCAAATTCATCATTTTCACTAAAATGATGTTCAATTGCTTTGTCAAGGTGTTCTTCATGTTCACCTATTTCTGTTGCATTACGTTTTAGGTCAATTCCATAATCTCCCAATACAAAGATAAAGTCTTGTGCAAAATCACTTTTTACTTTTTCGGGAACATACTTAATTGCCTTATCGTATATCTGTAAAAATAACTCTAAATCGTTATCACTCAGATTCATTATTAGTCTCCATCTGATCGTTGTCAATTAATTCTTCTTCAACAGCATCAACTACATCATCATCATACTCACGCATAATAGTTTCTAATGCACCGTCTTTATTAGCATTCCAAGGCTTGCGGAACATTTTAATTACTTCGCCTGTTGTAGGGCTAATGTATTCTAAACTGTTTCCACTTTTCTTTAGTAGGCCTTTAGCTTCAAAGAAGTCAGTCAAGCCACTAAATGGACTCATACCTGTTTCATATGGAATTTCTACTTGTACACTCTCAAATGGTTTTGAATAACGTGTTTTCATTACTTTACACGCTGCTCTGATACCAAATACTTGTGATGTTTTGTTACCATCTGCATCAACTTTAAGTTTAAGTTTACGCATTGCAATAACAATACTTGATGCATAGATAAAGCCTTGACCACCTGAGATTTTATCATCTGGGTCAAACATATCTTGTGATGCATATGTATGGTTTGTACACAACATACCAACATTGTATTGTCCTAGCATATTAACTGTATTACGTACTAATGATGTTAGTGCTTTAGGTTTACGACCCATGTCACCTTTCATATCACCTTTTTGAAACTGATCTACATCAGTAGGTGTTAGTAGCATACCCAACGAGTCAACCACAAATAATACTTTAGGTCGATCGTCATCTTCTGCATCGGCATATTCTGCCTTGTAATCTTTCATAAAGTCACTAATTGTTTTAGCAACATCGTCAATCATTGACATGTTAAGTTTTAATAGTTTATCTTCACTTGTATCAACATCAAGTGCATGTAGCCATGTTTCGTCAAGTGCGTTCTCTGAGTCAATTAGTACTACAAAGATACCTTGTTCTTGTGCTGACTTAACTACATTGCCTGCTGCAATATATGATTTACCTGCACCACTCTCGCCTGCAAGTACTGTTACTTTACCAAGTGGAATTCCTTTGTGGAAGTCATTACTGATAAGTTTGTTTAGGGTGTAATTTCCTGTGCTAATCCATGTGTCTGGATCATTAAAGCCTACGCTTAATCCTGGTACACTTTTAGTAATAGCTTTACGGAATTTACTTACGTCAAAAGGTTTTGCCATTTATATCTCCAATCTAAGAAACTTGGACATGCTATGCATGCCCAAGTTTTGTTATTTACTTACGGTTACGAATTTGTGCTAAGATGTCTTCTGCACTTGGTGCCGCTCCTGCCGTAGCTGGTGCTGGCGCTTGTACTGGTGCAGGTGCTGCTACTGGTGCTTCAGCAACTGGTGCTGGTGCAACTGGTGCCGCTGGTGCGGGTGCCATTGCTTTAGGTGCAGTTGTAGTTGGTGCATCTACGCCGTATGGACGATAAAACTGTCCAAAACGTTCTGGATCATATAACTGTCCATCTACACTTGCTTCAAACATTTCAAAAATTGCTTGTAAATGTTCTGCATCTGGCTTCTTAGGTAAGAAGTCATTTAGATTATGTAACCCGTTAGCTGAAACTGCATCACGTTCTGTCTGGTCTAGTCCACGTGAACGTCGACTCCAGTTAGATGTGCTATAGTCTGCATATCCGCCTTTGCTTGATTTCATCACTTTAAAATCTGTGCCAGCTTCATAATCCGTAGGAATTTCTTCAAACTCTGGATCCATTAATGCTGCACTAATGATTTTATAAATTTGTGGTGAAATAACAAACCTACGAATTGGATTCTCTGGTTTATTTTCTTCTGTTGATTCGTTTTCAGTAACAAATCCTTGGAATATATAACTACGTTTCTTCCAATACTTACGTGCAGTATCTTCTAGTGCCGGGTCTTTAAACCACGGACGAATTTCTGCATGTACTGGACATTGTTCTCCCCACATTTCAACACAAGGAACTTGAACCATTACTGGTTTGTTCTCGTCTTGGCCTTTGACTCCTGGAAAGCTCAAACGGATCATTTGACGTTCTTTCCAAAAGAACGTATTACCTTCGTCTGCGTCTGGTAGGAATCTTAATGTTGCACTAGAACCTTCTTTAATGTTCCAATGTGCAAAGATGGCGTTATCGCCTGTTTGTGACCCACCCTTTGGGCGTGAGTCTTGTGCTTGTAATTTAGCACGTATTTCTGCTAGTGTTGCCATGTTACTTCTCCTTTATTAGCCTATAATAGCCTTTAATAGTTTTA